AGTTATGTTTAGAATTAATGTTGGTAGCTTTAAAGTTGGAGATAGAATTATTTCAACAGGAGTTCCAAAAGGTTTTCCAGATTTATTCGGATTTAGAAGAACAGATGGAAAAGCAATTTTCTTAGAAGTGAAAACTCCAAAAGGAAAGCTCAGAAAAGAACAAGAAGTCTTTAAAGAAGCATTATCAAAGCAAAATGTAATATATGGTGTTGTTAGAAGTTTAGAAGAAGCAAGAGAAATAATTTTACGTACTTAAAATTAAGAAGCATTTAAACCGCTTTTGAGCGTTTTAAAGTTGAAAATGAGTAAATTATACCAAAAATGATTTTAAAACGATTATAGAGGTAAAATTTTAGCGATTTGAGGTATTTTATGATGAAAGATATAAAAAGAATTGTAAACATAGAAGAAGGAATTAGTTTGTTATTGGCAAAAGTTATTAATGATTTTTTAAATAAAAATTTAAAATTTTATGAAGAAGAGTATTTAAAAGATAATGAATATGTAATTGATATAAAGTTTGAAAAAGGAGTAGTACCAGTTGAACCTGGATATCAGATAATGTACACAGCTTTTATTTTAATCGGTGAAAAAAAATGACTAACTTACAAAAGATAATGGATAAACAAAATATAAACGATCATGAATTATATGAAAAATCGGGAGTGCATTACAACGTTATTAAATTAATCAGAACTGGTGAACGTAAGTCACCACGATTTTCAACATTACGAAAACTAGCTAAAGCGTTGGGATGTACAGCAAAGGAAATAGGAGGTTAGGTGTATGGATGAGAAAATAAAGGAATTAGAACGAAGAATTTTTAAATTAGAAATGGATACTTATGTAAGTAATGAGTTATTAACGAAAGCACGTTTTGAACTTCATAAAATAAAAATGTATGTAGTAGGGATTAATTTTTTAATAGTGATTACAACTATATATTGGGTTATTAATTTCATTTATCAAATTATTAATTATTTCTGGGGTAAATAACATGGCAAAAAAGATTAAAAAGAATAAATTTAGTATTAGCAAACCTGGAGCTAAACAAATTAAAGAATTTGAACAAAGAAAACAGTTAGAATTAGACGCTAGAGCAAATATGCTAGCAGAATTTACAGTGTTGTTAGCTTGGGTACTTAGAGCTAACCATGGATATGGTAAAAAGCGTATTGTAGATTTTATCAGTGAAATATACGAACTTAAAAGCGATACTGAAATGTATAGATATGGTCAAGAACTGATACCACTAGGAGCTATTCCTGAACAGTTAAAAGAAGAAATAGGACTTGACGTGTTAGGTTTAATTGATGAATTGGCTGGTAAGCACATTGAAAGAGTAAAGGAGCTTAAGAAATGTTAGAGAAATTAGTAATAGCAGGAGTGATAACTTTAGTCGTTGCTTATTTTGTATTTATATTTATTGATGCAACTAAGGAACAAGAACTTAAAGAAAAAGAAAAACAAGAAGCCATAGAATTAAGGATAAAAAATGCTAGGTTAGAAGAAAAACTAAAAGCACTAGACGACAAACAAGCTGAACAAACAAAAAAAATAGCTGAATTAAATGGAATTGGAGGTTAAAAGATGTTGAAAAAAATTTGGGATAACATAGAGATCATACTAATCACATTATCAATGTTGTTAGCAATGTTTACAGCTGGGTTGATGTTAGGTGTTTACGTTTCAAGTAACACGATTGAGGAGCTTTCTAATGACAATATAGCCAAGGAAAGAACTATCCAACAGCAAAAACAGAGAATTAGAGAGTTGCAAACGTTTAAGCAGTTGAAGGAGATTTACGGATAATGAATTATGAAGAATTACAAGTGGCAAATGATTTAGTAAAAAAAATTAAAGAAATTGATTTTCACTTAAGAATGACTGAAAGGTCTCCTGGCAATATTAGAATAAGTATAAACAGTCATGTGATTTTTTTGGATAATAAGTATAAACAAAAGGTTGATGATGCTTTAAAAGGAATTAAAGATGAACTGGTTGAAGAGTTAAATGAATTAGGTGTAACGGAGGATAAATAATGAGTAAACAAGACAAAATTATATTACGTGTATACTTACACAACGGTGAAACAGTAGAAACAGAGGCGACAGAAGAAGAACTAACAGAAATTTACAAAATGTTTACAGAAGAAAAAGAAGATTTATTTTCAAGTGATATATGTATAGTTGGAGATAATGAAATCGATATAAACGAAGTTGAACATATAGCTTATAAGAGAATTAAGGAGGACTAAAAAATGAAAAAATTTGGTATAGAAAGTATATTAGGATTTGTAGTGATAGGAATAATAACTTTTGCAGTAATAATTGGATTGTTTTCAGGTTACAAAGCTTTAAACAGTAACAAAGATCTTTTAAAAGTAGACTACAATTTTAAAAAAGCTGTAATTAAGCTACCTAATGATGAAATAGTTACTGGAGAAGTAGAAGAATGGACTACATATGATAGCAAAGATACTGTGAAAGTTAAATTAAAGAACGGAAAACAGTATTTAGGACATTCAAGTGATATTGTTTTATATAATGATTAGGAGGATTAAAAAAATGATTAAAAGAGTAGTAACAATAACAGGTGAAGTTGAGGCTTTAGGTGATAAAATTAATTATTTCATAGAAAATGAATTAACTGAAAAAGAATATGTTTCTGATGTTAAAATCATAGAAAATTATAGAAGTGCACAAACAAAAGAGTCTTATCTAGTAGGTGGGGCACATGGACGCATTACACAGTATATTACACAGCATTTATTTATGTAGTGGAGAATTAAACAATGCGATATAAAATAATAGATTATGTGTCAAAGAAAGAAAAAGTTAAAGAAAGCACTTGTGGGTGTTGTTTCCATGTGAGGTCGGCAGAACAAGGATATATTATTTTACAAGATGAAAAGGAAAGAGAAAAAGTTGTCGATTTATACGAATGGGAATATCGTTTATGTAAAGAAATAAGAATTGACAATGTAATTGATTTCTCTGATTGGTTGTGGAAGCAAGAAGTAGATGAAATACCTAATGAACTTTCAAGAAGATTTGAATGGTTGTACGATATCGTACTTGAATATAAAAAAGAAAAAGCGAGATATTATAAAAATGAATCCAGTTAGAATAAGATTTTGGTTGAAAAACGGTGAATTTTTAGAAACTTCAATTGATTTTGATGATTTAACAGCTATAAATGTGGCTTATGGTAAGGTGAAAGCAGGAGTAATAAGAAATGAAAATTTAAAAATTACTATTTCAAATATAACATTTCATTTTGATGATATAGAAAAAACAATGTGTTGTTATGGTTATCCATATACAGATCATACATTATCAACTGTAACGATTGAAGAAAGAGATGTAATAGAAGAGGAGCTTAATAAAATATATAGTAAAACTGATGATTTTATAAAATATATGGAAAAGAAATATTTAATTGTATCAGTAATGATTATATTAGTATTCTTAGCTGTAATTACAGCGTATCAAATATATAGATCATTTAGTATGTAGGAGGACTAAAAATGACTAACGAAGAATTAGAAAAAGAAGTAAAAAGACTAGAAGAACAACTAACAGAATTAAAATTTAAGATATTGGAGAGTAAGGTGTGTTGATACTTTATAAACCTTATGAGGTGGAAATGCCAGAGGATATTGAAGATTATGTTTACATCAACAATGTCGGCAATATATATAATTTGAATACACTTACTATTGTTGAAATTGAAAAAATTTACAAACGTGGTTTAGCGTTCAAAACTAGAGAAGAAGCTGAACAATTCGATAAAAAAAGAATATTAATAAACAAAATGAATGATTGGGCGAAAAAACATAACGGTGATTGGACACCGGATTGGAATGACGATGACGAAACGATTTATGAAGTACAAATCGACAGGTTTCCGATGTATAGGTGTGATAGTCCGTTAGTGATAAATGAGGTTGATGAAGTTCGTTCGGTTTCTATTTTTCCGTATTTTCATTCATATAAAACAGCAAGAGAATTTTTTGAAGAGTTCAGAGGAGAAATTGAAGAGGTGTTTTGCTAATGAGATTGTACAAAATTACAATTAATTTCAAAAACGGAGAAAAAGTGATCTATGTTTTTGATGTAGAAACAACAAAGGATTTACTTTGGTATTTCGATATGGCGAAGAGAAACGATGAAATAATGTATTTTGAATATGACTTAAGAGGAATAAAAATAAACCTTATGGATGTGAGCAACATTGAATGTGAAGAGATATAATTGGAGGAAGTAAAATGTACGATTTAAAAGCTTATACTCCAACTCAAGGTGTAAAATCTGTAGTTAAATACAATTTTAAAACTAAAGAAATTGAGTTAGAAGTACGACCATATGGAAATATTAAAACTAAAAACTTCACAATTTTACGTTGCAGCGAAATAAAAGATATGTGGGGGAACATGATATTTGAAAATAATATTGTAAAATATGATGAACAATTAATAGGTGAAGTAAAGTTTACTAAGGGTAAGTTTGTTGTTGAATTTAAACAGGTAACTGTTGATTTATGTGATATCAACGATAAAATACTGATAATAGGAGATGTGTATGCAAAGAAAATTGAGTAACGAAGAGTATTATAAGCGAAAAAATTTTTTAAATAAAATAAATTCAATTAGAAGCCATATTAAAAGAAATATGGACGAGCTAAAAGAATTAGCTGAGATGAAAAAATCTATTAAGATTACTGATTATACCAAAGAAGACTTTAAAACAAGCGGTAGTAATGTAAGCCAACAAGAAATAATCGTGTGTAAAATTATAGAACTGGAAAAAGAAATTTATGATAATACTTCAGAATTAATGAACATTAAAATTATTACCAGAAGTGTTTTAAATAAAATTAAAGATGATAAATGCAGACTTTACATGTTTTACAGATATTATGATTGTTTAGACGAAGAGACGATAAAATATAAAATGAATATCTCAACGAGAACATGTCAAAGATTAAATTCTCAAGGTATTTTTTCGATAAAACTTTAATTGGCGGTAATTGGCGGAGAAACGATATTGAATGGCGAGGGGAAACCATTTATAATGGTAGTATAAGATTTTAGGTAAGGGACCTCCTTGATAGTTAATAATTAATTTTTAGTAAACAAATAAAATGACGTGGCATTCGTGTATTAGATTATCTCTTACCTAAAATCACTATTATACATATAACCTCTTTTGACAGTTTAACGACTGTCTTTTTTATTTTGTCAAGAAAGGATGGTGGAAAGAATGGCGAAGTACACCGAGTGGTTAACTGAAGAAGGTTTATTGTTAGTTGAAGGTTGGGCTAGAGATGGATTGATTGATGAACAGATAGCTACTAATATCGGAGTATCTTACTCAACATTCAAGGACTGGAAGAAGAAATTTCCGGACTTTTCGGCTGCCTTAAAGAACGGAAAAGAAGTAGTAGATAGACAAGTAGAAAATGCCTTATTCAAAACAGCTATAGGATATCATTATCAAGAAGAAACAGTAACGAATACTGGAGAAGTTGTGATGATTAATAAGTATAGTAAACCTAATACTACAGCACAAATATTTTGGTTGAAAAATAGAAAAAATAACTGGACTGATAAAAATGAAGTTAAGGTTGACGGAGAAATGAACGTAACGACAAATAGTAAACTTGAAAGTATCTTAACTCAACTAGAGGAGAAAGACGATGAATAACATTGTGTTATCTCCGAAGTATAAATTTTTCTTAAAACATAAAGCAGAAGCTGAAGCATTAGAAGGAACAACAGCAGCAGGAAAAACAACTGTAGGTGTTGTTAAATTCATGTTGAAAGTTGCACAAAGTAAACAAAAATTACATTTCATTAGTGCGAAGTCTGTAGGAGATGCCGAGAAGAATATAATTCAATCAGATTTAGGAATTACTGATATATTTGAAGAGTATATAGTATATCGTGGTAATGGTGATGCTAACTATAAAATACCGCATATCAAATACGATACCCCTAGCGGTGAAAAGATTATATTTATTTTAGGTTACTCTTCTAGAGATAAATGGGAAAAAGCGTTAGGTTCACAGTTTGGTTGTGGTTTTATCGATGAAATAAACACAGCTGATATTGATTTTGTGCAAGAAGCAACAATGCGATGTGATTACTGGATGTGTACAATGAATCCAGACGACCCTACACTCCCTATCTATTCAAGGTATATAAACAGGTTTAGAGCATTACCTAAATATGAATATGATACACCGCAGGAAATAAGAGAAATGTTAATTGAACCAGAACAAGCTAATTGGACTTACTGGTTTTTTTCTTTTGATCATAATTATGGTTTATCTGAAGAAAAGAAAGAAAAGATTAAAAATACAGTTGCAGTTGGTACAAAGCTTTATAAGAACAAAATTCAAGGTTTAAGAGGACGTGCAGAAGGTTTAGTATTCAGTATGTTTGATAGAAAATCAAACGTTATAACCGAAGATATAGCAAGGACTAAAACATTTATCCGTTATTCTTGTGGTGTTGATACATCTTACTCAGATAAAACTGAAGATACAATATCATTTATCTTTCAAGGTATCACAACAGACGGTGAACTTATTGCACTTGAAGAGAAAACTTATAACAATAAAGACTTTAACAACAGTAAAATAGCACCTTCAGACGTTGCAGTAAAATTACATAGCTTTTTAGATTACTGTAAAGATAAGTGGGGCTTCTGCCGTAAGGTCTATGTAGATAACGCTGACCAAGCAACGATAATGGAATTAAGAAAATACAAGCAACAAAAAGGTTTGATATATGAGTTTTATAATGCTGATAAGCGTGTAAAAATCATAGATAGGATTAATATTTCAAGTGGTTGGATGAAGAACTTAAAATACTTAGTTTTAAATCATTGTGAAGAACATATCAGAGAGTTGAATGTATATTCGTGGAAAGAAGACAAAGACGAACCAGAAGATAGAAATGACCATACTATTAATGCTAGTCAATATGGATATATACCTCACATTAATATTATTGGTCAACAAAATAAACAAGATAATCAATACAGCACACTTGTTGCTGGTTTTGGGAAAGGATAATAAATGGCATACAATGAAACATTCGTTGATAGTACTGGTAAGAGTAAGACTTTAACACTTAGATTTCATAGAGAATCAAGAATGCGTTATAGAATTAATAATGTTGAAGAGTTATTCGAGAATGAGTATAAAGTCTTAAGAGAATTTCTAGAGCACCATAAAAGCGTACAACGTCCTAGAATTCAAGAATTATACGACTATTCAGAAGGTAATAACCATACTATTAGCATTCAACAAAGACGTAGTGAGCAAGATATGGCAGATACTAGAATCATTCATAATTTCGGTAAGAGTATATCTGTGTTTAAGCAAGGTTATTTAGTAGGTAAACCTATTCAAGTTGAATATGAAGACGGAGAAGAAAATAGTGCAACAGATGAAGTACTGAAAGAAATAGCTAAAGTTAACAGCTTTCATGATTTAAACAGAATGCTTGTATTAGACTTATCAAAAGTAGGTAGAGCATACGATTTAGTTTATCGTTCTATGGAAGATGTAACAAAAGTTAAGAGACTAGATCCATTAAACACATTTGTGATTTATGATAATACACTAGAAGATAAAATGTTAGCTGGTGTAAGGTATTATTCTGTAGGATTATCAGACAACAAACAACATTTTATAGATGTGTATTTAAATGATGTTATTCACAAGTGTAAAGTTGAAGATAGTGGAATTACAGGTTTAGCAGTTGAGCCTCATATGTTTAACGATGTACCTATCACAGAATATCTGAACACAGCTGAAGGTATGGGAGACTATGAGAGTGAACTATCTTTAATCGACTCATACGATGCAGTACAATCTGACACAGCAAACTATATGACAGATACTTCTGATGCAATACTTGCTATTTTCGGACAGGTAGCTTTTCCAGATGATGTATTAGGTGACAATAAAAAACAAATTGAATATATGAGGAAAATGAGACGGGCTAGATTACTTCAGTTAAAACCACCTGTAGATATTAATGGTACTGAAGGTAAAGTCGACGCTAAATATCTATATAAACAGTATGATGTGAATGGTGTTGAGTCTTATAAAAAACGTATTGTAAATGATATTCACAAATATACAAATACTCCAGATATGACAGACACTAATTTTAGTGGTGTTCAAAGCGGTGAAGCTATGAAGTATAAACTATTCGGACTGGAGCAAGCAAGAGTAGACACTCAATCGTTGTTTGAGAAAAGTTTAAAACGTAGATATCAACTAATAGCTAACATAGGAGACTATGTGAAAGAACTTACTGATTTTGATATTTCAAAACTTAAAATCACATTTAATCCTAACCTACCTAAAGCACTTGAAGAGACTATTAATGCTTTCAAATCATTAGGAGGTATGGTTACTAATGAAACAGCAATGAGACTTACTGGAATTGTAGAAGATCCGAAAAAAGAACAAGAACTACTTGATACTCCAACAGTACCAGAAGAAAACGCTGGATATGATGTTGACAAAGGTAAATTACTTTATAAAATCACAAGTATACTTAAGAAATTCAAAGCTGGAGATTATAGCGAAGCATTGGCTAGAAAATTCTTAAAAGACTTAGGACTAAATGAAATGGACATAGAAAGCTACTTACACGATGGTGAAGAGGTGATAGTAGATGAAACAATCGTTTAATTACTGGAAGAAAAGAGAATTAGCAAACCAACTCAATCAAATCAAAGATGAAAAAGAAACTATGTCACAGATTGAGAAGAACTTTGTTATTACATTAGCAGACGTAGAACATCAAATTAAAGTGTTCTATGAACGTTATTCAAAGGTTGCAGGTATTTCTATAGAGGAAGCACAAAAGAGAGTATCTGAGCACGATGTAAAAGCCTTCCAAAAGAAAGCAAAAGAGTATGTTAAGAACAAAGATTTTAGTCCAGAAGCTAATGCAGAATTAAAGCTTTACAATGCTACTATGAGAATTAATAGGTTAGAGTTGTTAAAAGCTGAAATAAACTTACACTTAACAAACTTAACTGAAGAAAATAGTAAAGAAATAACTGATCACTTAGAAAAGTTAGGTAAGACTGAATATGCTAGACAGGCTGGAATACTTGATACTGAATTGAGATACAGCAAAGAAGGTATTAAAGCTATTGTGAACAGTGATTATAAATACGGAAACTTTAGTAAAACATTGTGGACTAACCAAAAGGCTTTAATGAATACTATTGAGGTAATGTTAAGACGTTCTATTATTCAAGGTGGAAACTCAACTGAATTAGTAGGACGACTTAGAAAACAGTTTGATGTTGGTGTTTACGAAGCTAAAAGACTATTAGTAACTGAAGCAGCACGAGTTCAAGGAGACATACAAATAGACAGCATGGAGCAATCTGGATATGAAGAATATGTGTACATCTCCGAACCTACAGCCTGTGAAATATGTAAACATCTTGATGGACAACATTTTAAAATTAAAGATAGAGAAGTAGGTGTAAATTACTATCCTATGCATCCATTTTGTAAATGTTCAAGTGCAGCTTATTACGATAGCGAAAAACTAGACAAAGAGATAGAAGAATATCGTAAAGCTAGAGGACTGGATAAGAATTTACAAGAAGATGATAATAGTGATACAATTAAAGAAAGAGATAGTTTGTTGAATGCTATTTATAAAGGTTTAGAGAAAAATAACGCTAAAGAAATGTTTGGTGAGAAATATTTTAACGACTATAAAGACTTTATAAAGCAAGTTGAAGATAAGAGAATGCTAAAATTATTTAAACTTTTATCTGGAAACATAAATTATTATCCTTTAAAAGAAGTACGTCCATATGCTAGTGGTTCTACTGTTCAAATAAATAAAGGTGATTTTGAAGGTAAGAAAAATGGAAGAATATCTCCTAAAGGTTTAGTATTATTCCATGAAAATGGACATGCGATAGATAGCTTAGGGATGAAAATTTTAACAGGCGAGACTTCTATAGGTAGTGGAGTATTCGAAAAAAGAAGGATATACGGAGAAGTGTTTGAAGTTGAACGAAGGATAACTCATGCTTCAGGTTTACCAAAATATAAATTAAAAGAAACAATTAATAAAGATATATGGACTTATATAAACGGCGATTTACCTACATTAGGAAGTTTAGGGAAAAAGCCGAGAAAAAAATTAGAAAAAGAAGTGTGGGAACAAAAGTATAAAGAACTATCTACTAAAATTCAAAATAACAAATCAAGAGTTATAAATGAATTAAGAGATTTAGCAAAAGAAAGTGAAGTAAACGGCGATATAAATTACTTAAATGCTATTTCAGATATATTTGAAAGTACTGGTTGGTTCGGAGAATATCCTATAGGAGGTGGACATGGTAAAGATTACTGGAAAAAACCAGGGTATGCTGAAACAGAATTCTTTGCACATGCTCAAGAAATGTTAGTATCTCCTAAACATAAAGAGATATTTGAAAAAATATTCCCTAACGCTTTAAAAGTATATGAAACTATAATAGATGATATAATTCAAGGAGTAGAAAAAAATGATGATTAACGTTGAAAATATGGAAGCTATGAAGAAAATTAACGGTAAGATTGAAGAGTATGAAAAACATTTTGAAGAAGATTTTCCGATGTTTGAGTATTTAGATGACCCGGTCACAGAAGATGCTTACATTAAGATTAAACAAATTATCGATAAAGCTATAAAAGAAAATAAACCAGTATATACTCCGAAAGGATATTTCGAAAGAATCTATTAAACACTTAACATTTTTTTGTTAGGTGTTTTTATTATGTCAAAATGGAATTAAAACGTTATTTTTTTATTTTAAATTTAAAAAACGATATAAAATGTTCCATTTTCGTCCTTAGCATGACGTTAAAAGGCTTTTTTATTTTGTCAAATTAAACTAGCGTGGCTTATTTCTAAAGATAAGTGGTGCACAACTGATCAATAAGAAATAGGACTAGCGTGGATAAGGAGAAATAATGAACAAACAATTTTTATTAAAACTAAACTTACAACACTTTGCAGATGAAGGAACAACGGAAACAAACAATACTGAACCCGAGTTTAAAGCACCTGCTACTCAATCTGAATTAGATAGCTATGTAAATAAAGCAGTTCAAACAGCACTGAAAAATCAACAAGCAAAAAATGAAGCTAACTTTAATTCACGATTAGAAGAAGAGATAAAAAAACGTGAAGACTATTCAAAATTAAGTGAAAGTCAAAAACGTGATAAAGACTTTGAGGACCAAAAAGCAGAATTTGAGAAGCAAGTAGCAGAGTTTAGACACTCTCAACTAATTGTGGAAGTTCAGAAAGATTTAGTTAGTAAAGGCTTACCAACTGAATTAGCTGAGACGTTCGCTTTACATGGAACAGCAGAAGACGCTTTAAAAGCAGTAAATATACTTGAGAAAGTATTCAATGAAGCGGTAAACAAAGCCGTGAAAGAATCTGCTAGACAAACGACACCTAATGTTGGTGCTACTGGAGCGGAAAAACCGTTGAACTTAGGAGCAAGACTAGCACAAGGTGTAAGTTACAAAAAACCATTTTAGGAGGATAAGAGATGAAAACAACAACAATTTTTAATAAAACTGAAATTTTACATAACTTAGATTTTGAAGCTATTTCAGTAACAGTAGATAAAGCAACTACAGGAACAGTAACAGAAAACGGACGTAAATTATTAAAAGCTGGAACATTACTAGCTGGAGATGGTAAGTCTATTTTTGAAGATAGAACAAAAAAAGTTAAGAAATTAACAGGTGATGCAACAGCACAATACGTTGACGGAGTAGCCTTACATGACGTTGATTTAACTGACGGAGACTCAGTAGTAGCGTGTGTATTTAAAGGGACTTTACGTGAAGACAAATGCAACGGTGGTACTGTTGATGCAAACGTAAAATCAAAATTAAACTTAATTAAATTTGTAAAAGGTGTATAAGGAGGACTATAAAATATGGCATTAATTTACGATACAATTACAGCAGAAAATGTAAGTGGATATTGGAACGCTTCACAAGAAAACGTTGATACTACTTTAGGAGATAAATTATTCCCTGCTAGAAAACAATTAGGAATTAAATTAGCATTTGTAAAAGGTGGAAGCGGTAAAGCGGTAGCTTTAAAACCTGCTGCGTTCGATACTAAAGCTCCGCTACGTGAGAGAATGAACTTAAGCGTAACTGAAGAGCAAATGCCATTCTTCAAAGAAGCTATTGTGGTTAAAGAAGAAGAAAGACAACAATTAAATATGATTGAAGCTACTGGTAATCAAGCACTTATCGATAGTGTGGTTACTGGTATTTTTGATGACCAAACACACTTAGTAAGTGGTGCATTAGCACGATTAGAAGCTATGAGAATGCAAGTGTTAGCAACTGGTAAAATCTCATTTAACAACAACGGAGTAGCTCAAGAGTTCGATTATGGGGTTAAAGACTCTATGAAAGGGACTGTTGGAACAAAATGGACTGAAGCAGCAGCAACTCCACTAGCGGATATTGAAAAAGCTATTGAAGCTATGGAGAATCAAGGTAAGAAAGCAGAAATTCTTATCATGACTCAAAAAACATTTAGTTTAATCAAAAAAGCAGACTCAACTATTAAAATCGTTAAACCATTAGCACCTAAAGGAGCATCAGTAACAACTACTGAATTAACTGATTATCTTTTAGATGCACACGGTGTAAAAGTTGAGATTAAAAACGATACATTCACTGATGATGATGGAGTTGCTAAAAAATTCTATCCAGAAGGTTATGTATCATTCATTCCTAATGCTACTTTAGGTAAAACAGTATTTGGTACTACTCCAGAAGAATCTGATTTATTAGGTGGGAATGTTGCTGGAGTTGAAGTGCAACTTGTAAACACAGGTATTGCTATTACAACTCAAAAACTAGTTGATCCTGTCAATGTACAAACTAAAGTATCTATGATTGCTTTACCATCATTCGAAAGATTAGATGATGTGTATATGTTAGATATCGAACCTTAGGAGTTAACTTATGGATAGAGATTTAGTATTAGATAACGTTAAAGAAGATTTAGATATTCATGATACTCTACAAGATACTATCCTAAATAGACTTATTGATAAGGTTATTGACCATTTCAAATTCACTTATAAACAAGATGAAATTGAAAATAAATACAGGTTCATTATTGAAGATTGTGTTATTAAAAGATTTAACAGACGTGGTGCTGAAGGTGCTACGTCTGAATCTGTTGAAGGTCACTCAGTTAACTATGAGACTTTCTTAAATGAGTTCGCCCCTTGGGATGAAATGTTAAGAGAAGACTTCAAGAAAGAAAAATCAAAGAAAGGTCAATTATTAATATTCTAATGAGATATTCAGATAGAGCGATTTTAAAGCTAGTAGATAAAAACGAGTATGATTATGAAACAGGAGAACATGTCTATAAAGAACTCTATTCAGATATCGTTGCATGCTTCACAATGGATTTAGGACTTGGTAAGTCGGTTCAGATTTTCGGAGATTATAACAAACAAAGAAAGGTTATATTTCTGAAAAATACTTATAATAAGCCGTTTAACGTTGTTGAATATCGTGGAAAGCGATATATACCAACAGCAGATAAGCAACTTAGTAAAGCTTTTTATCTTGAAAGGGATGATAGCGATGGGACTGAAGATACATGGCATAAAAAAATTAAAGATTGATTTAAAAGACAATGCACAAATGAGGCTAGTAAAAGAAATTGTGAAGAAAAACGGAGCAAGTTTAAATCAACAAATGGTTAAGAATGCAGTATTCAAAGGTGGATATTCTGTTGGTGAAACTAGAAGAAGTATCAATATCTTAATTGAAAAAGGAGGGTTAATGGCAAGGGTTAAACCTACTACTAAATACTCTCCTTACGTTGAATATGGTACGCGTTTTATGGATAAACAACCATTTGTTAAACCTGCTTTCCAACAGGTTAAAAAAGAGTTCGTTAAAGACTTGAAAAAATTAGTATGATTAAAACTAGAGAACAAAGTATTTTTGATGAAGTATTTAAAATATGCAAGAATTTAGGTTATAAAGTCTATGATTATAAACCGATGAATGAAGTACCTTATCCGTTTGTAGAAATGGAAGATACATCTGTTAGTTATACGATTAATAAAACGGATGTAAAAGGAAATGTTACTCTCTCACTATCTGTGTGGGGGTTGCAAACAAAACGAAAAGAAGTATCTACTATGGCAAACGCTATATTAGAGAAATGTTTGAGAATAGAACACACAGATGGTTATTCGTGGAGTTTAAATATCAATTCAAGCAATATTAGAATACTTGATGATAGAACAACAGTAACACCTCTTAAAAGGGCGGTTATTGAATTAGAATTTAATTTAAGATAAGGAGATAATAAATGTCAGAAGTAAAAAAAACTTATGAAGCTAAAAAGGGTATAGATATTATTCTTTTATATCGATTTTTAAAGAACGCTAAAACAGAAGCGGCTTTTAAATTAGCTTTTCAGACTGAACACAGTAATGAGATCAGTAGAGATGCTGATGCTCAAAAAACTAAAGATGGAAATATCCAAAATTTAGGTGCAGTTGAGTATGATTTTTCAGCTAAATCAATCGTAGCTAAAGGTGATAAGCATATCGAGGAATTAAGAGAAGCTTTAATCAATGGTGATATTATTGAAATCTGGGAAATTGATAAAGCTGAGAAAAATGAATCTAATAAATATAAAGCTACTTATTATCGAGGATATGTAACTAAATTTAGTACTAATCCTAATTCAGAAGATAGTGTAGAGTTAGAGCTTGAATTCTCAATTAATGGAGTTGGGAAAACAGGTTATGCAACACTAACTGATGAACAAGCACAAGTGGTTCAATATGTGTTTAAAGATACTACTATTGACACAACGGAAGAATAATTAAACAAAGCTAACTGGTAGAAATACTGGTTAGCTATTTTTTGGAGGAAAATAATATGCAATTAAGATTAAACGAAAATAAAACAGTAGAAGTAAAATTTGGAGTTGGTTTTGTACGTGAATTAGATAAAAATCATCCACTAGAAGCTAAAGGAATTAAGCTTGGTATGTCTTTAAGTATGAAAATACCAGAAATTCTAGGAGGAGATGTGGCAAGTCTATCTGATGTTCTATATGCAGGAACATTTCTAGAAAAAGAAAGACCAACACAAATTGAAATTGATAACTTTATTGATGAACATGAAGACATCGAAGCTTTATTCGATGAAGTAATCAAAGCATTAGAAGAAAGCAATGCGGGAAAGAGAATTCTGAAACAGAACAGAGAGACTCTGAAAGAAGCGTAGAATTAAAAAACTCCAAAGAAGCATACGAAGAAATAATAGTAAATTGTGTAAGATATCTAGGTATCACAAGTATGTATGAAATAAATATACTTACTCTTAATCAGTATAAATTACTTATAAGAGGTGCTCAATTAAAGTTGTTAGATGAAGAACATTTAATTCACAAGCAAGCATGGTTAAATCGTGTAGTTAAAACAACAGAGATGAGAAATAGAAAAGAAGTATATGTGTACGGAAGTTTTAAAGACTTTTTCGATTATGAAAAAGAATATAGAGAAATAACTGGTGAAATAGTACCTACTATCAAAGATGAAGAATTAAGCAATTTACTATTAAAAGCAAATATGTAGAAAGGAGAATAAAATATGGCAGAACAATATACAGTAGAAGCTATATTATCTGCGGTGGATAAAGGTTTTACTCATACGTTAGATGCTATTAACGAAAAGCTAGATAAGTTTGATGCTAAAGCTAGTAAGAGTGAACAAAGCGGACAGAAAATCGGCGGTACATTCAAAGCCATGGCATTGGCGAATTTAGCGGCAGGAGCTATTACTAAAGTTACCGGTGATATAGGTAGTTTGATTAGTGAATCATTCAAAGCATCTGATGCAATGGATAAGTTCAGAAGTACAATGCAGTTTGCTGGATTAGATAATAGTGCTATAGAAAAGAGTGCAGCAAGTGTAAGAAAATATGCAGACGACACTGTGTATGATTTAGACACAATAGCAAATACTACCGCACAATTAGCGGCAAATGGTATCAAAGACTATGACGGATTAACACAAGCGGCAGGTAACTTAAATGCAGTTGCTGGAGGTAATGCAGATACATTCAAATCAGTAGCTATGGTTATGACTCAAACGGCTTCTGCTGGTAAATTAACTGGTGAAAACTGGAGACAGTTATCTGATGCAATTCCTGGGGCTAGTGGAAAAATTCAAGAAGCACTTAAGAAAAACGGAGCTTATACTGGAGACTTTAGAAAAGCGTTAGAACAAGGTAAAATCAGTGCTGATGAATTTAATAAAGCTATTATGGATTTAGGTATGACAGATGTTGCAAGAGAAGCGGCAACCTCAACTAAAACTATCGAAGGTGCAGTAGGGAATATGCAAGCGGGTATTGTAACGAAAATTAATGAAATAATAGATGCCATCGGTAAGGATAAGATCACTGGAATCATTAGTAGTATAGGTGAATTTGTAACAGGTGGACTTGAAGTATTAAAAGTAGTAATACCACCTATTGTTAGCGGGATAACTAGTTTATTCAGGGTGTTAGGTGATAATAAAGCCATTGTGGTTGCTTTAACTGGTGCATTTATTGGGTTCAGAACAGCTTTAATGATAACAACCGCTATTGAATCGGCAAGAGCAGCGTTGACAGCTTTTAAAACAGCACAACAAGCGGCAACGATTGGTCAAGCGGCTTTAAATGCGGTTATGGCAATTAATCCATTTGTACTTATAGTTGCAGCAATTACAGCTTTAGTCGCTTTAATTATCTATCTATGGAATACTAACGAAGGTTTTAGAAATGCAGTCATAGCTATTTGGAATGCTATCAAACAAGCATTTATTACAGCTTGGGAAGCTATCAAAACAGCATGGAGTGCTTGCGGTACATTCTTTAGCACATTGTGGGAAGGGTTAAAAACTGGAGTACAAACTGTGGTTCAATGGATTGTTCAAACTTGGAATAGTGCAGTAGCTTTATTACAAGCAGTTTGGACAGCTATTTCAACTGGTGCTACAGTAGCGTGGAACTTTATTGTCACTTCAATAATGACTATAGTTCAACCGTTTATTACATCTTTCATTAGTGCATGGAATATCTTAAAAGAAGGTATCAATGGCGTTTGGGAAGGTGTCAAAATGATATTTCAAGGTGCTTGGGAATTCATTAAAGCAATTGTGATGGGAGCGGTGCTAATCGTTATTGATTTAGTAACAGGAAACTTCTCAAAACTTAAAGAAGACTTACAAATGATTTGGGATGCGATAAAAAATGCTATTCAAATGGTTTGGGAAGGTATAAAAACAGTAGTTATGGCAATTGTTACTACTCTTATATCTTTACTAGTGAATGCTTGGGAAGGTTTTAAAAATGGAGTGATTGTTATTTGGAACTTTCTAAAAACTACAGCTACGACTATTTGGAATGCACTAAAAACGACTGTAACCGCAATTGTGACTGGATTAGTTAACGGAATAAAAGCTTTGTGGGAGGGATTCAAGTCTTTCTTTACAGGTTTAATAAATTCTGTTCAAAGTATTGCAGTAAACACATGGAATTCTATTAAGTCAAGTGTAACTAGTATTATTCAAAGTTTAGTTAATGCAGCTCAAAACGCTTGGAATAACTTCAAAAATAGTGTTCAGAATTTAGTAAGTAGTGTAAAAAATATCTTTAATACATTAAGGAATATCAGTTTAACAGATATCGGACGTGCTATTATGAACGGATTTTTAAATGGTTTAAAATCTGCTTGGAGTAGCGTTCAAAATTTTGTTAGTGGGATTGCTGGATGGATAAGAGACCATAAAGGGCCGATTGAATATGATAGACGTTTATTAATTCCTGCTGGTAATGCTATTATGGGCGGACTTAATAGAGGTTTAGATAACGGTTTTGATAAAACTATGGCAAAAGTACAAAGTATCACAGGTGCTATTGAGTCAAGATTTAATATCAATCAAAGTAAAGCTTTAAACGTTGAAAATACTATCAGTTCACAACCTATGGTAATTACATTCAAATTAGGTAATAAGGACTTCAGAGCCTTTGTGAGTGATATTAATCAAGTAAACGGTGAAGCGATACAGCTAGAAGAAGTTTATTCAATTTAGGAGGAGTGTAAATGTACAATTTTATTAATACTAATGAAATAGGAGAGCAATTACACTCTTCTATTCAAACTATATTTAATGGTGTAAATATCGATACAGATTTAGAAGGTTTTCGAACGTTAGCGGTAAGTGGTCGAGGTTTATTAAGCAAGAACATAAACTCAACTGATATTCCAGGGATGGACGGAAAATATTTTTTATATGGAAATTTAGAGGTAAGACCTATTGTGGTTAAATTTCAGATGAAAGCAACAACTAACGAAGACTTTAGAAAAAAATTCAATAAGTTAAATATGTTGTTACATTCAGACGAACCGAAAATTTTAAAATTCACAGATGAACCAGATTATTCGTTTGATGCTATCTTACAAAAAACTGGTGACATAGAAGAAACATCGAACAGCGTTGTATCAACATTCACTTTCCTGTGTTTAGATCCATATAAATACAAAGCAGTTGACAAAGATACAGGAGTAAACAACGTGACTATTACTAAATTACCTAACAATAGAAATGAGTTTACACCAGAACTAATTAAGGTAATTGTAAATAGCGTTAGCGATAAAGTAATTATTAAAAATCAAACCACTACTAAAAAAATAATAATTAATAATTCATTTGCCGTTGGTGATGTGCTTGAGATTGATTTGAACAAAAATTATCCGTTGAAATTAAATGCAATGGTAAGAAGTGAATTAATTGATTTTTTTGAGAGCGACTTTGATTTTACAGTAAAACAAGGTGATGTTATTACTTGTAGTAATAGTCGAGTGTTAGAAGTTCATACGAAAGAGAGGATGTATTAATGAAATTATTTCTATTCAATAATGATGAAAAGCTAATAGGAACAGTAAATCCGTTAGAAGGTATTCAGAACGAAGAAATAAATAAAATTCAAACTATAGAATGTACTGTGGTGTATTCTGAATTAATCGAGAAAGCCTCTTATATAGGTCATAAAGATTATTCTGACAATAGAATATTCCATCTTTATAAAATAGACCATGTAACAAAAACTAGCACTACAGATGTAAAAATCGTTGGTGTACATACATTTTTCGACGATATGGAAAGTGATGGATATGTTAAAGACTTCAGACCAACTAATAGAGAATTAGTAGGAGTACTGACAACTATTTTAGATGGTTCACGTTGGCAACTAGGTACAGTAAATATCCAACGAAGATATACAGGGAATTTCTACTATGTGACACGTAAGGAAGCAATAAGCAAGCTAATTGAAGCAACACAGATTGAGATTAAACCACGATTAGAATTTAATCGAGGTAAAATCACAGGTAGGTATTTAGATGTGTTCGCTAGACTAGGAGCTAGAAACGGTAAGGTATTTGTTCACGGTAGAGATTTACTAACAGTTAGTGAGAAGAAGTCACAAGGAGCAATTTATACAGCAGTTGTAGGTCGTGGTAAAGGTGAAGAGACTGATACTGGTGGTTATGGTCGTAGAATTACATTTAAGGATGTTGTGTGGCGAAAATCAAGTGGAAATCCAGTTGACAAACCAGAAGGTCAAGAGTACGTAGAAATACCAGCTATGACAGAGTTATATGGTTTTGAAAAAGGTACTAAACCACGTATTAAAATTGTTGAATTTCAAGATGAAACGGACAAAGAAAAACTATTAAGGCTTTCTTATGAGTGGCTTGAAAGAAATAGTAGGATACAAGTAGAGTATAGTGCAAAAGTATTGAATGTTGGTAATCTTGAATTAGGTGATACTGTTGGAATATTTAATCCTAAACTAGGTATTAAGTATGAAACAAGAGTATTTAAGGTTAAAAGAAATTTAGTTAACAATAAACTTACTGAATTTGGAATAGGTGATAAGGTGACTACATCTCCGTTCAGTAGAACTATTGAATTAGCTAAAGAGATGAAGAATTTTCAAGACGACACAGTTTACTGGCTGGATAAGATACGAGAAAGACTATCTGATAAGTTAATTAATGAAGATGGTTATAACTATGATTTGAAAGCTGATAATGAGTATAAATTACCTGCTGGTTATTATTCATTTGATAAACCTATTGATCAAAACCCAACTAAAGTAGTTTATATGGGAGCTGGAAAAATTGCGATAGCTAACAGTAAAAAACCAACAGGTGAATGGAATTGGAGAACGTTTCTTGATGGAAACGGAGCAACACTAGATTTAATCAATACTGGTGTGTTAAAAGCTGGTCGTATTCAATCTGCTGACGGTCGAAGCTACTGGGATTTAGACACAGGGGAATTCCATATGGAACAAAGTGCTATTAATGAAGCGGTAAAAACAGTAGTTAACGGTAAGGTGCAGGAAATAGTAGGTGATATTAAGAAAAACTTACCATCTAAAGAAGAACTTAAAGGTAAAAGCTCATACATCCATAAAAAATACAGTGACTACCCCGACGGTAGAGAGATGAGTGACAATTCAACACTTAAGTATATTGGGATATACACAGGTGATAAACAAGAAGCCCCTACTAACGCTAGTGAGTATAGCTGGACTAAGATTAAGTCAGACGGTAAGCTATACAAAGCATATTCTAACAGCTTAAACGGTACTGATTTCACGCTAGTAGAACCTGATGAAAATGCTAAGTTACTTGCTAAAAACAGACCACGTGTAAATATCGTTAACGACAATGATATTAGCGATATATGGCAAGCAAATATGTTTTTAAGTTTACAACCGAATACTAAATATACTCTGACAGCACGAGCTAAAGGGAATAGTAATAAGTTGTGGGCATATTTTAGAAATAACAAGACTGGTGAAGAATATAGCTGGGGGCAATTAGAATTCAGAGAATTGGAAACTAAGTCAATCACATTCACAACTACTGAAGATGTTGACGACGTGCTATTTAAGTTTGTGTTAGTACCAGAAGATGAAGACTGGACAGGTGTTCAGATTGATTGGTTCACTATTCACGAGCGATTTAAGAGATATCAGGATTTTCCAACTGATGAACCAGCACAGTATCATAAGTATCGTTATTTCGGCTATGTGTTCAAAGAAAGCACACCAGTAGCAAGTGATTTTGAATGGTTTGACTTACAACAAACGTCAATCACAAATGATAAATATACACACATTGTATATTCAGATAATGCTGATGGTAGTAATTTCGGTCGTGAACCTAAAAAATACATGGGAGTTGCAAGGACTACATCTCCAACACAACCAACAGATAAGGCTGCTTATAAGTGGTTTAAGGTTAAGGGAGAAGATGGAGAACGAGGGAGAGATGGAACGAATGGACACAGTTTAACAGCTACTTTGTGGTTTACTGGAGGTTATGTTAACAACGTAACTAACAATGTTAAACTTAATCTAAAAGTATTTTATGATGGTCGAGAAATACAAAATTTCAAAAATAATATAACTTACAAAGGTGGTAATTTTAGTAGTTGGCAAACTAAAGAAAACTCAACAGTAACAAGTTACAATATGATTGATTATACATTTTGGTCTAACGGTGAAAAAGATGGTAGTACATTATTTGCATTAGCAACAGTGACTTACAATGGCTTACAAGCAGTGGCAGATGCCAGATTAGATAACGTGCCAGATGTTAGGTTGATTAATGAGACTGTTAAAAAATATAAGACTTTTGAAAGTACACTAGAAGGCTTTACTTCTGTTGTAGGTGAAATCGATACTAAGGTTTTTTCTAAATCTTATTTCAAAAACAACCTTAACAGTGAAGATGTTGAGAAAACGGGTAACGATTTATATTTTAACGCTAAAGAAAATTTAGTAGCTAATGAATATTACACGATTTTGGCTGACCTGGAGAGTGTGCCAGCTAATCAAAAGGCGAAAATATACAGTGCCAGCGATGGTGGAGATGAGAAATTAATTCAGAATGGGTTGAATTATTGGGTTGTTAAGTATCCATCTAATCAAACTAAAATTAATCTGTATCCGTTAGGAACAAGCACTAAAGTTAAGAACGTAAGAATTTACAAGGGCGATTTTAGAGTTAAAAAAGATGCTGAACGAGAGAATTTATATAGTAGCTCTGCGACTGATGACACTTATAAATTTATTCATTTGAACTTAAATAAAAATAAAATCAATGGCAATGTTTATACTGTTAAATTTGATGCTTCGGGGTATTCCAACGGTGATAGATGGGATATTTATAATCGTATTGGATATAATCAGGAGAATTTAACTCAAATTTTAAAATCTAAAAATAACGAACTCACATTCACTATTAATGACAACACAAACTCTAACAGAATGTATATAAGAATGAAATCGGTTGGAAATACCACCATTTCAAACGTTGAAATATATGATGTCAGTTTAGGATATGCAAAAAATAAAGAAGTAAGTAGGCTTGAAAGTTCTATTGTTCAAACTAAAGAACAGATTGATTTGAAAGTATCTAAGGATAATATAATCAGTGCTATTAATTTGAGTGTTGAGAAGGACGGTAACGGACAAGATGCTGGGTTAGTAAAAATAGATGCTGATAAGGTTGACATTAGAGGAGTTTTACGAGCTTATACTGGTGAAATAGGTGGATTTAGGATAGGTCATAATTACAACGATAATGGTTTTTGGCTTACTGGAACAGACAATTTCAACTGTGGGATAAACCCTGGACGCAATACTGGAACTAGAGGAGCTCAACTTTGGGCAGCATGGGGAAATAACTGGATGAAAGCTGGGGATAATGCTTGGTGGGTAAACGGTCAAGGTGTTATGACTTGTAATGCTACACCAGTATTTAAACGTGGACTTGATGTATATAACCGTTATATCGACATGCACGGGAATGACATAAAAGGAGACCAAGACAGTCAAGGGAATAAAACATCTGTTATTTGGTGGAATCAGATTGACAGGGTAAAAAGTCGAATTTCTGACCAACGCCTAAAAATTAACGTTAAACCAACTAAAGTAAAAGCATTAGACACACTTAACAATATTGAAATGGTCGAATTCAACTGGAGAAAAGATAATAAATTCGAAAAAATCGGAGCTATTGCTCAACAGGTTCAATCTGTGGACAAAGATTTAGTAGTGCATGATATGGATGATAAGCAAACCTATAATGACTACTTACGAATCAACTATTACGATACCATCCCTTACTTAATCAAAGCAGTACAGGAACTTTCCGAAGAAAACACTAACCTAAAATTAAGACTACAAAAACTGGAGGATAAAATCAATGGCAACTTATAAAAAAAACTATGCACGTGCTACCTACGACAGCAACGGAGCGGTACTGACAACCATTGTTAGTATTTTTAGTACTAGCGGTGGGACTGTAATTGAAACAACGCTTAAAGGAGACCATTTAAGCAAGTCAGAAGATGAAATAGTACAACTGGCTTTAGAACAATTCTATCAAGATACTTACCCTAACAGGGCTGAGAACGAGAAATTGTTAGAAATGGGAAAAGCTTTAAAAGACTCAACAGCAACACTTGATACAACAAGAAAAATGTTAGCTCAAAGCGTTGTTAAGGAGTTTGAATATGAGAGTAATTTTGAAGATATTGACGCTAAATTACAATTTTTAGCAACTCATTTAAATATTACTTATCCAGCTAAGGAGGATGCAGAAGATGAAAAAGAAAGTAGTAGCAGTTCTAGAGAAGCTACAACTGTCTAGCCTGGTATTTTTAGAAATGATGAAAGGAGGAAATAGCATGATGGTTAAATATTTAGCATTAACAATTCTTGATGGACTAATGACTTTAGATGAAATCAAGAACAAAAAACTTCGTAAACTAGTAAAAGCTGAACTTGACAAAATGGGATTAGCTGAAGTTGCTGAAGATAAATAATTAAAGAGGGGGCTTAACGCCCTCTTTTATTTTGCAAAGAAAGGAGTTAATCAATGGAAATAACTTTACCCGAATTAGCTGAACGCTACTACCACCTTGTAAAAGATGTGTATATTCATGCATTTACACTAATGGTATTTCTTGACGTGCTAACAGGTGTAGCTAAGGCTTGGGTTACTAAAACACTAAACTCAACAATAAATAGACGTGGACTTATCGAACATATCATAGTATGTGTGATGTGTATAACAGTATATCCATATCTACTATATTTAGGATTTAACGAGATAGCAACAGCTTTCTTGTTATTTTTTACATTAAGTTACTGTCTAAGTCTAATCGAAAATTTAAGTACTTTAGGAGTACCATTTCCAACAGGTATTCGTAAAAGACTTGAGAAGCTAAGAGATGAACTGGACGGAAAGGAATAACAGATGAAAAAATTAATTAAATTAGATTTTGATAATACAACAAGAGAAAGAAAAACTGAAGATAGCTATTCAGAGTTATACTCTTATGACAAAAATAACGGATCATTTGAGTTTGAGATTTTAAATGACACACTAACAACTGAACAAGTTACAGCTTTGTTTAAATTTACAGAAAGTAATAAAGTATGGAAGACTACTGGAACGGTAGAAGGAAATAAAGTACATGTGACTTTTGATACTACTTTAATTACTCAAAATGAAACGGTAATTTGTTACTTATATTTTGATGAAGAACAAAGAACATCTGACACATTCAGATTTAAGTTTAAAGTAAAAGTATCTGAAATTCATAAAATGAGTCGATATGAAGTTAAAGAAAGATTTATCAACAATACTGTAATTGTGGATAGATTAGATGTTGTTACAAAAGATGAATTAAAAGAAGCTTTAAAAAATGTTGGTGGGATAGTAACAGAAGGACTACTAACAGAAGTTAAAGCTGAAGAATTGTACGTTAAGAAGTCAGAAGCAGTAGATAATACTAATTTTGAGTTAGTTAAGAACAGAGTACTAGCGTTAGAACTTAAGACTGATAAGGATATAGTATATGACGATAGTGAAGTAAAAGAAAGACTTACAACACTTGAGAATAAACCTCCTGTAGACTTATCTAATTATGCTACTAAAGATGAACTAAGAAATGTTAGTGGTAGTCAACCATTAGCTGACAACCTTGTGACTAAAGAGGAGCTAGAGAACAAACATTACATTTCTGATGTGAGTAATTTAGCTACTAAAGAGGAGTTAAACGAAGTTAGGAACAGTCAACCAACAGTTGATACTTCAAACCTTGTTACTAGAGATGAATTAGAGGCTAAAGGATATGTAAAAGATTTATCAGAATATGCTAAGAAGTCAGAACTTTACAACGATAGCGATTTAAAAGCACGTGTGGAGGTTTTAGAACAAAAAACAGACAAAGACACAGTTTATGACGATACACCGCTTAAAGAGCGTGTAACGGCACTTGAGAGCAAAGCTATCGAGGGTGGAGCATATGACGATAGCGATTTAAGAAATCGTGTTGTAGCGTTGGAAAGCAAAGAAGATAAAGATACTAAATATGACGATACAGAAGTAAAAAGACGACTTACTGAACTAGAAAGTAAGCCAGTTCTTGATACTTCTGTTTTTATTACTGAAGAAAAGTTAAATGAAAAAGGATATCTTACTCAACATCAATCTTTAGAAAATGTAGTAACTAAGGAAGAGTTAGAAAGCAAAGGTTATTTAACAACACATCAAGATATTAGTAATTTAGCAACAAAAGAAGAGTTAGCTAATACGGTGACTAAAGAAGAATTTAACAATAAACATTATGTGACTGAAGAAGAATTAAATAACAAAGCTTACCTAACTTCACATCAAGATTTATCTAACTATGCTTTAAAATCAGAAATACCGCAACCATACAACGACAGTACACTAAATGAACGTGTTACAGCGTTAGAGAGTAAAGCGATTGAGGGCGGTGCATATGATGACACAGATTTAAGAAATCGTGTTACTAATTTAGAGAACAAACCTAATGTGGACTTAACAAACTATGTGACTAATGAACAACTAGAGAATAAGCACTATTTAACACAACACCAATCATTAGATAATCTAGTAACTAAAGAAGAACTTAACAGTAAAGGTTATGTGACTGAAGAAACGTTAAATACTAAAGGATACCTAACTGAACATCAAAATATTTCTCATTTAGTTACTAAAGATGAATTAGAAACTAAAGGATATTTAACTCAACATCAATCTTTAGAAGAGTATGCTAAAAAGTCAGAATTATATAACGATACTGAAGTAAAACAACGCTTGGCAACGTTAGAAAACAAACCTAACATTGACACATCAAACTTTGTCACTAATGAACAATTAGAAGGTAAGCATTACTTAACGGAACATCAAACCTTAACACACCTTGCTACTACTAGCGATTTAGAAACATTGAGAAATGTTGCCGTTAGTAAGTCAGAGTTAAGCAAAAAAGTTGATGCGACTGAGTATAATTCTTTCAAAGATAGTGTTGTTACTAAGTCAGAATTAGCTGAGAAAGGATATTTAACAACACAATATGACGACACTGATGTTAAAAATAGGATACAAGCACTAGAAAATAGACCAACGCCTGGTGGGACTCAAACACAAGACACAGGTTGGTTAAAATTAAGTGGTGATAACCCGTTACATGGAAATGTAGTTAAAATAAGACGTATAAACGATATTGTCTATGTTAGAATTTTCAATGAAAATAACTATGGGTTAGTTGTTGCTGCTAATGACGAAAATGACGGAGTGTATACTATTTTAGAGAAAAATATACAAAACGGCTTTAAATCAGATGTTTCGACTGTAGAACCAGTAGTGGCGGCAATAGGAAATATAGAAAGTAATCCGACGCATACTGAAGCAGTGGGGGTAATGATATATAAAATACAAAATGGACAATTGTCAATAATATTATACGGACGTTATTTAGAGGGCATGAATCTTCACGTAAATGAATTTTCATATATAACTGATGAACCATTCCCAGTTGAATTATAAAAATAGGAGGATAAAAACTATGGAACAATTACAACCTATCTTATTAACATTAATCGTGTTCGGACTTAACCTATTAGGTAAGTTTTTAAAAGAGTGGAAACCATTCCCGACAGAACTAATCCCTCAAGTATTAGGAGTACTTGGGGGATTAATCGGTTGGGCGGTATTCAAAGATACTAACGCAGTACTTTTAGGACTTGCTAGTGTAGGTACACATCAAGTGGTTAAGCAAAGTAGAAATAATGATAAAACGGAGGATAAATAACATGACAGAAATTTATAGCGATTACTTTCAAAATGGAGTATATTTCACACCACCTAAAAACGATATACTAGGCGTAGTAATTCATAATGATGGGGGGTCTCTATCTGCTAGACAATATGACGGCTTTTTAGTAGATCGTGTGAACAATGGAACACTTGACAGAGGTTTCGCAGCGTACTATGTAGATAGAAATGATGTATATGTATTCCAACCATCTAACCATCAAGAATGGCACACAGCCAACTGGTACGGAAATACTAATTTCATCGGATTTGAAGTTTGTCAATCTATGTCCGCTTCTGATACTGATTTTCTAGCTAATGAAGACGCAACGCTATTGTTAGCAGGTCAAGTACTTCAAAGCTATGGTTTACCTATCAACGAAGATACAGTTAAATTACATCATGAATTTAGTGCTACTTCATGCCCTCACAGAAGTATGGAACTTCACGGGAATGGTGGAGCATATAATGGAGCAGGAACTGAAGCCTGTAGACAATATTTCATCAATCGAATTAAACAACTATTAGCTGGAGATGTTACTGAACCACCAGTAGTAGAGAAAAGCATTCTTGATGAAGATGTTGAACTTGCTAAAAGAGATGAACCATATTACGAAGCGACAGTAAGCATTGATTATATTTTAGAAAGTCAACCAACAGAAGATAGCGAGGATAAGGAATTTGTCCCAGCAGGAACACGTGTTCGTGTCTATGAGAAAAAAGGCGGTTGGAGTAGAGTAAACTATAAAGATAGCGATCAATGGATAGAAGATAAGTACTTAACTGAAGTTGAAGTATTTTAATGATTAAGCCCTTACTTAATAAGTAGGGGCTTATTTTTTATGCAATTTTTTAAAAAGTTTTAAAAAAACTATTGACAAAATAACGCATGCGTTATATAATTAAAGTACGATAAAGAAAGAGGTAAAAACATCATGAGAGAATTAAATAAAGAAGAATTATTAAGACAAGTGGAACTTAACGAATATACAGTGATTAAAACAAGTAGATACGGAAGTGTTACATACACTTTTAAAATTACTGAAAATAATGAAGGTGTGAATTTAGAAATATCTTCTCTAGCACAACTAAGTTATATAGGTAGTGATGAAACTTATACTTTTTCTGTTGATATCAAAGGGAACAATGAAGAATATAGTAACTCTATATATGGTTCTTCAGATGCCCAAGAAGTTTATGATTTCTTACATGAGTTAAAATTAAATTATTACGGAGTAATTAAAAGCTTTGATAACGGAGTAAAAACTGATAACAAAAACTATAATTCAACAATAGTACCTTTCGAATTTAGAGAAGCACGAACTTTAAAACTTTATAAAGTTGTTGCTAAAGAAGATTTAGAAAAAATCTTAAAAGAAGGAATTTTACCTATTTCAAAAACTGGGAATGATAACTGGGAAGGTAACAGAAGAGCTGACAACTCAACAGAAGTTGTGTATTTATTCAATCCATTAACAGATCAATTAAATTTCACTCAATACGGAGATGTTCTTTTAGAAGTTGAAACAACAGCTTATAAAAATGAAATAGCACCTAACGATGTGAATGTTGGTAAATACGAAGAATTTATAACTTATGAAGTTAAACCAGAAGAAATAAAAGGAGTAACTTATGTGGAAAACAATTCAATTTAATAAGCAAAACATTGAATATGAAACTGACAGGGCAGTATTAATAAAACTGCCCAACAGTTCATATTATAAAAATTATAAATTTTGGCATCCATCTAAATTAATTAGACCGTTGAAAAAAGGAAATGGATATTTCTTAAGTTTATCTTACACAGATGAATTCAGATTTAAAATTTTTAAAAATGATAAAACAACTAAAGAAATATGTGGTGAAGAATTAGCGTTATGTTTTAATCAACTTACAGAAGAAGATGACACAAGTTATTTAGAAATAACAGAGCCTGTTAAAATTAACAAGAATGTGGAAATAATTTCAGAATTGGAGCGTTAGTATGCTTACAGAAAATCAAAAACAAGCATTTGATAAGTTTAAAAAAATAAAAGTAGGTGCTTTGTTTATGGAACAAGGGACAGGGAAAACTAGGGTAGCGTTAGAATTAATTAAAACTACAGATTGTGATTTAGCTTTGTTTTTCTGTCCTTTTTCTACAAAAGACAATCTACAAGATGAAATAAATAAATGGACGTTAGATATAGACTATAAAATCATAGGTTATGAAACGTTATCAAATAGCGATAAAACTTACGTTGAATTACTTGAAGAAATAGAAGATAGAAAGCTATTCATCGTTGCAGATGAAAGTATATTTATTAAAAACGATGATACAAAACGATATAAAAGACTTATGAACATTGCTAAAATGAGTGATTACAGATTAATTTTAAATGGTACACCATTAACAAAAAATGAATGGGACATTTATAATCAAATGAATTTTTTAAGTGACAAGATAATAGGGATGAGTAAGCAAGAGTTTTTAAATGTATTTTTTAAGAGAATATCATTTAAGAAGAAAGTTCAAAAAGCTAGAGAATTTTATAAGCTTTCTGATGTTAACATAGATTATTTACATAAACTGATAGCACCGTATATATTTGAATGTGAGTTTGAATTTGATAAAAACGAAGAGATTAAATATATTAGAATAATCGCAAGTGAAGAAGCACGGGAAAGCTATAGTCGTAAAAAGCAACAATTACTGAATTCAATCAGTAAGGGAGAAAGCATAATAGATCAATTTCAAAATCTAGCTTATAGTTGTTTTAATGATAAAAAAAGACATGTAGAAATAGCTGAATTTATAAAAAAAGAAAATCAGATAATAGTTTTTTGTACTTTAGTAAATGAAGCTGTAAATATTGCTAATCTATTAAATTGCTATTTAATCACAGGTGATACTCCATTAAGTAAACGTTCTGAAATAAAAGAGAGTTTTAAAAAAGATAATAAACCTTTAGTAATGACTTTAGGAACAGGTGCTTATGCTTTGAATTTACAATTTTGTAATAAGATTGCATTTAGTAGTATAACATTTGATTATGCAAAAACAGAACAAGCTCTTAAAAGAATTAAAAGAATGGGCCAAGAAAAAGATATTGAGTATATTTATTTTACTTCTAATTTAGGTATATTCAATATGATCTTTGAAAATAACGAAAAGAAAAGAAATTTAAAAGAGCTATTGATAGATAAGATTAAGGAGGATAGTGCATGCGATTATTTTACATCAAAACTTTAAATAAAAAGAAAGAAATAATAAAACAAAAGAAAACTGAATATAATCACATAGTTTATTTGCTTCCTAAAAAATTTTATGATGAATTAAAAGATGTTTTAGAAGGTGTAGAGGTACATTTCTACGAAGATATTTCAAAGAGTAATGATCTAATCAATTATGCAAGAGAAGAAAGCCTATTAATACTGGATAGTCCAGCAAGATATAAGAATATTAGTAGTGCTAAATTTAGTAGATTGAGTAAAATCAGTAAACAATATACAAATAAAATAATTATTGACAGCGTGCCATTT